CTACCCCCGCTTCCCAGGAAAAAGTGTATCTAGCGCGGCGCAAACTTCATCTAGATCCCCATCAAAAAGGTCTGAATACACATCAAGAGTCATAGCCGCAGACTTATGCCCTAACTGTCGCTGCACAGCCTTCACGGAAGCCCCGGCACCCACCAGAAGCCCCGCCGCCACGTGCCGAAGCCCGTGCGGGGTAATCGTTTCCGGAATCGTCTTGGCCGTCCGGCAATTCTTAACCGCGGTCTTAAACCACCTCGCGGAGGACGAACCACTCAACGGGCGGCCCTTCGCGTTGTCTCCGAACAACCACCCTTCCAGCGGAAGCTCCCGCGCCTTCGCCACAAGCGAATCAAACACAATCGCCGGGGCCGTCACTACGCGGGACTCATGCCCCTTCAACGGCCCTACCGTGAATTGCCCGCCCTGCCACGTCACAGCCCGCCGGACGTGAAGCCTTCGGCGGTCTACTAGAACGTCCCTAGCCTGTAGTCCGGCTAGCTCGCCCCAACGAAGCCCCACAGTGCCTAGTGTGAGGACGATAAGCTTCCGGCTTCCGGCCGCGTCCGCAAGGGCCTGTAGCTGTTGTGGGGTGAAATACACTTTCTTCGGTTCCGGCTTGCGGGGAAGGGACACGCCCCGCGATACGTTCGAAGCTATTCGTTGGTCATAGACCGCAATGTCCAGAATCCCGGCTAGGACTCCATGAGCGCGCCGCGCTATGACGGGTTGATCCTTCATGCCGCTTACCCATGTTTGAACCTCCGTGCGGCGAATGGACGCGACGGGGCGCGCACCCCACTTAGGGGACACGTGGGTTCGGTAGGACGAATCAAGCGCACGGACCGTAGCCGGTGAAAGGTGTGCTTTTGACGCTTCGAATAGGGGCCATAGTTCCGCGACGGTTATCCGCCCGGCGTTCGGGTCGATCCATGTTGACGTGTCTTGGCCGGGGGCGTGTTGTTCCGCCCATGCTTTTGCCGCGTCTTTCGTTCGGAAGCCGGCTTTAAAGCGGCGTTCCCCGGTGGGGGTTACGTAGGACACTCGCCATGAAAAGCCGTTTTTTAGTTGTTTTTTGTGTATGCCAACCATAGTTGTTTGGCCCCGCCTTGATATGCTTGCGGGGCGCGCTCCTTCGTAGCTAGGGGGAGTGTGTAGGGTTGCCCCGCGGTTGTCGATTGCCGCGGGGCTTTTGGGTTTTAGCGGGTGCGGACTGTGGCCCGGAAGGTGTCGATTAGGTGGGGTGATACGTCTAGTTCGCGGGCAAGGGTGAATGTGTCCGCGCCGTAGGCGGCTTCCGCGACGGCAAGTTCCGCGGGGTCGATTAGTAGGCGGGCGGCGAACTCATTGGCGCGCCGTTCTTGACGTGCGTGGAGCACTGGATCGGGTGTTGGGGTGTCGCCGTGGAGGGCGTGCCCTAGTTCGTGGGCGAGGGTTGAGCGGGCTTCCCTGTCGCTCATTCCGTTGCGGAGGGAAATCACACGGCGTTCGTTGTCGTAGTAGCCGCGGGCGTGGCCGTTGTGCCAGATGATTCGAATGCCGGCGGAGTATGCCAGGTTTTCAAGCGCGGTGAAGGTGTGCAAGGTTTTGGCCTTCCGTGTGAAGGGTGGGGGATTATTTTGACACCCACCCCGCAAACGTGTGTTCACCTGTGGTTATGGGGTGTTGTCCAGTTCGTCCGGATCGTTGGGGGATTCGTCCGCGACGGCGTGGAGGTGGGGTTCGTAGCCGTCTAGGTCGCTTGTGTCCGGTGGGGCACTAAAAGGTATGGGGGTGATAGAGCCATCTTCTTGGCTGTCATATACATGGAGGTTGGGGGTTATTCCAGATTGGAAAACCATTGTTGCTTGAGGGTCGATACGCCTAAGGATTTCCCGAAGGATGTCTTCGTTTGGCAATCGGGTAAGAGATGCCCCGGAACCGCGTTCGGCTTCTGCGTCCGTGAAATATCCAAGGGCTGCTAAGCCATCGGCGGGGTGTACTTGATAGGCGCGGCAAATGCGAATACAAGTTTCGGCCGTAATTTTTCCCCGATCTACCTGGCGAATAATCGTTGATGGAGCAATCCCGATCTTTCGCGCAATCGAAGTCAGGGAATCGCCGTTGCACGCATGGTTAAGCCATTCTTCCGGTTTCATGTTTTGCACTATAGCAAACGCCCATAGCGGTTGCGCAACATTTCCCCAGCTTACAGGCTTGTAACTACCCACATTTGGGGGTGCTTGGCCGGCCTTCAGTTTGCTAAATGTAATCAACTGGGTACATTTGTATTTGCCGAAAGGCGAAAGTTGATTACATAACGCGAAAGGTCAAATCCGTGCTTCCTCTCAAGCTTCGTGAAGGGGCGTTAGAGCGAATTGCGGAAGAACGTCATATTGCAAGCGATACGCAACTAGCAGCCGTGTTGGCAATCACAACGAAACAACTTTCAAAACTGCGTTCGGGCGCACGGATATCGCCCGCAATGGCGCTTCATATCGCGACTGTCCAGGGAACTACCGACGTAGGGGAATACGTGGAGTTCCTGACCTAACGACTCCCACAACTTCACAGCCGCTACCGCTAGCGGAGATGAGCAAATAAGCGGCGCGCCACTACCCGGGGAAACCAACCGGGGAAGCCGCGACGGGACGAACTGAACAGAGCACAGCACTAAGCGCAACTTACCGCGATCCACAAGGGCGAAGCCCTCCGTCCGCAATGGGAAGGACGGGGACGCGGGCGACGGAACTAGCGGAGGGTGGCACCCCGCTAAGGCAAGCGCTTAGGGCGAATAAAAAAAACTATGCTTCGCGTTCACTAACAGACAGTGACGGGCGCACCCACCCCGCAAGGCTCACTACCTTCGCGAAGCTCCGGCGGCTCCTTCTCCGGCTCACTCATTAGGGGAGCCGCCTTCAAACATCACACCCCTACACACGCTAAGGAGCGCGCTATGAACTGGTACCTCATTGAGGACTTGCTAGGCGACAACAAAACCACTTGCCGCGGGGCGGACTTCCGCGAAGCAACGAAGGAGTGGTTCCCCGCGGACAACGAAGAAGTTCGCGACGTTGTTGATTGCGTTGCGGAATCCCTTGAAAGTGGCGACCTCGCCCCCGCCCTCAACGAATGGGAGTCCTACCTAGGAATCCGAATCACCCCGATTGAAAAGTAACCCCCTACACACTCTAAGGAGCACACAACATGAGTAAGTTTTCCGACTGCACGGACGCGGAACTAGAGCGCATAAGCATTGCCACCGAACAGGCAATCATGTATACGTTTACCCACTTTTTTAAGGTGCTCGCGGAGAAGGTTCCCGGCATTAACTCGCACGTTGAAACCGTGCTTGATTGCCAAGACGATTACCGCGAAGTCCTCAAGGAACGGTATTCCCGCGCTCACCGCCGCGTAATTCAGGGCGAAGGGGTGGAACCGGACGAAGGCACCAGCACGGAGGAATCTCCGGAGCTCACCAACATCTGCAATCTTCTTCTTGAAGCCCGCAATCTGTATCGTTCTTACACCGCGGAAGGTGCCGGGGATAATCTCACCGCCCCCGAAGCATTCGGCGCAATCTTCACCTTCAAGCAGACACAAGACGAACTGATTGCCGCCGTGAACGCCTTCATTCGGGACGAAGGTGACGAAGATGTTGACTAGCCCCAAACACCGCGAAGCCCTCGCCCGCCTTCAAGAACAACTAGGGGACGTGCTCGCCGCCTATGTCGAAGATTGCGGAGCGGCCCGCAACGCCGCAACCCACGTAGGGCAAACACTCGCCTTGCGAACCGTGGACGAACTCGCGAAGCGGGCGGACATGCTCGCCCTATACGTCAAGACGGAATCCCCCGAACTCATGGAGGGGTGGGAAATCGCACCATGAGCACCGGGCAACAACTCAAACTTCAGGGCATGGATAACGTTCTCGCCGCCGCGACTTCCCCGGTTCGCCCGTGGAAGGACTACGCGGAAGAAGCCCTCAACGCACTTATTGCGGACGGCGACACCTTCACGATTGACGACCTCCGCGACCGTGTTCCCGAAGGAATCGAACCGCACCATTGCAACGCGTGGGGGGCGTTGCTGTCGAATGCCGCACGTGACGGATTGATTCAGCGTGTGGGGTTCGCTCAAGCCCGCCGGAAGCAAGCGCACGCAAGGGAGGTCAAAACATGGGCACCCGCTACCTAACCGTGAAGGCATTCGCGGAGCGGGCGGATATGAACCCGGAAGTAGTTCGCCGGTTATGCCGGCGCGGGGACATTAAGGCCCGCCGGATCAGCAACGCACGGAACTCGCCGTACCGAATCCCCGAAGCGGAACTTGACCAGCTAGGGGTGCCCGCGTGATTACGTCCCTAACGACTGTGGAAGCCGCCCGGCAACTCAAGGTAGCTCCGCACCTATTCACCCCGGAAATGCTCCGCATGTTAGGCGGGTACGCCGCTTCCCGGAGCGGACGTGTTCCGGTGGAGGTTGTCACCCACATTTTGCAGTTGCGCAAAAAGCACCCCACGGCCCCCGGTTGTTGCCACGCACACTGTTTCCTTCCCGGAACGGTAGCGCTTCCGGAGGGCCATTTTTGCGAAGCACACGCGACGAATTGCCGGCGGGTGCTGTCATTGCGGGGAAAAACGGCGGGGCTTAGACCGTCTATCTGGTACCTACCTCCGCACATTAGGGCGGTTGTCATTGCAGATGTTCGCCGGGGCGCGGAACACCCTCCGGCGAAATATCTTCCGGCGCTTCGGCAAGCCGCGTTAGCGGGCGTGAAGTGGTCAACAACGTGCTACCGCGACGACATTCGCGACTGCATTCCCCCTCACCTACTCAAAGGAAGAAAGAAAAAACATGGTTGATAAGCAACTGAAAGAACGCCTTGTTATGCAAGCAGCGGTACTCAAGGCCGCGAAGGAAATCCATGACCAGGAAAAGAAGCTCCTTCTAGAAGAACTTGAGGAAGGGGAACGCGTAATCGCGAAGAACTCCGAAGGCGTGAAGCTAGGCACCCTGTCCAAAACAGCCCCCGAACCGAAGGCCGTTGTTGAGGACATGGCCGCCGTGTGTGCCACGCTCACCCCGGACGACTTCGATTATTCGATTCCGTCCCGCAACATGGTTCAGGCGCTCGCCGTCATTGGTGAGCACGCCCCGGAGCTTCTGGACTTCGAACCGAAGGCGCACATTCTCGCGGAGCAAGAACGCGCCGCACTCGCCGCGCATAAGGCAGGGGAGGAACTTCCCGCCGGGTGGGGCATTCATAAGAAGGCCGGCTATCTCACCATTCGCCCCACGGAGGACGCGAAGCTCGCGGGGCGGGGTGTCCTTGAAGCCGCGCACCTGGCAAAGGAGCTTGAGCAATGACAACCACCCTTCAAGCGATCAACGCCGTGATGAAGTCCGTTCGTGCTGTTGGCAAGGACGGAACCAACAAACAACAGGGCTACAACTTCCGCGGGATTGACGGGGTGCTCAACGCTGTTGGCCCCGCGTTCCGTGAACACGGGCTTATTGCCACCCCGCATGTTGTGGAAGCCAACACGGAGCGGTTCAACAACAACCGGGGCACCCTCGCAACGGTTGCCACCCTCACGGTTGACTACTTCTTCCGGGCTGTTGACGCGGACCCGGACGATATTGTTTCCACCCGTGTGAGCGCGCAAGCGATTGACTATTCCGACAAGGCGCACACGAAGGCGATGAGCGTTGCGTATCGAACGGCGCTTATTCAACTGTTGTGCCTTCCCACGGACGAACCCGATCCGGACGAAGTATCGCCGGGTGTGGAGCACATGCAGCCCTCACAGCAACCGCAACAGCCCGCACCACCACAGTCCCCACAGCAACCGCAACAGCCCGCACCACCACAGTCCCCACAGCAACCGCAACAGCCCGCTTCAAGCGACCCCGCGGAACTCGCCCGGCAAGACCTCCTAGACGTTGCGAACTCCGCCGGAATCGCCCCGGCTGTTGTGAGCGACTTCGCCCGCTCCGCCGTGGGTGGCGGATTCGACGTTGCTACCGCGTCCGGCATGGAAGGCGCGCAACGGATCGCAGCACTCGCCCAACAGATTGCAACGTCCGCGAACCTTCAAGCCATGCTTCGCGGGCAAGGTAGGCCGCAATGACCACCCCGCAAAACGAAGTTCTAAACCCGGTAGATGTTGAAAAGCGACTCCGGTTCTTATCGAACGAAATTGCCCGGTTCGTGAAAATCAGTTCGGACGCGTTCGCGGAGTTCAAGCGCACGCAACGGGAGCACGAAAGGGCTTTTGCACAAGCTATGCTTGACGCGACCGGGGCGGTGGAGGTTCGGAAACAAAAAGCCCGCCTTGAAGTGTACGAATACCGCGAAGCGCTGGACGTTGCGGAAGTTGCGCACGAATATGCGAAGGCCCGCGCACAGGCGCTTAGGGACGAATTGCGCGCAACTCAATCTGTGGGGGCTTCGGTTCGTGGCATGTACTCCGTCGCCGGGCGGGGGGAGTGGTGAAGCCCCGCGTCCCGCCGGAGGTGGCTACGGCGGTTGAAGTCCGCGCCGGCGGCAATTGCGAAGCAATGATCCCGCGGGTGTGCAACCTCCGGGCGGAGCACCTGCACCACAGGAAGTTGCGTTCGCAGGGCGGGGAGCACACCCCGGAAAACCTTGTTCATATCTGCCACCTGTGTCACGACTTTATTCATAAGAATCCCGCGAAGGCGACGCGGAGGGGCTTTATTGTCCCTTCTACAAAACAGCCGGAGAATGTTCCGGTTTATCGCCGTCTTGCGTGGGTTGCGCTTCACGGGGACGGCACTTTAGGAAAGGTAAAAAAATGAGTCTTAGGGCTATTTTATGGGCTATTTATGACGCGCCGGTAAAAGACGCGACCGAAAAGAATATCCTCATTGTTCTTGCGGATCATGCCCGTGATGACGGTTCCGCGGCATGGCCCGCGAAGTCCACAATTGCGGAAGCCGCGCAAGTGTCAATCCCCACGGTGAAGCGAAGGTTGCGGGCACTCAAGGAACGGGGAGTGATTAGGCCGGGGGATTCCCGCTTAGTGGAGCATTATCGGAAGGATCGCCGCCCTTCCGTGTGGGACTTGAACTTATCTCTCACCCGAACTACCACGGGGGGTCAAACTGAACCCCCGCAACAGGAAAACACGGGGGGTCACAGTGAGCCCCCGCTCACACACGGGGGGTCAAAACAGGGCGAACGGGGGGTCAAAAACAGCCCCACGGGGGGTCACAGCTATGACCCCCAAACCGTCCATAACCCCCCTATAACCGTCCATACCCCCTATAGTCCCCCACCGGGGGACGCGAACGCGCTCGCCCTCATTGACGCTCCGGAGACTCCGGCACCCCGCCGGAGCGACTACCCGGAAGCGTTCGAAGCGTGGTGGGCCCTGTACCCGAAGAAGGCCGGCAAGGGGGCAGCGCTCAAGGCTTGGCGAAAAGCCACCGGCGGCAAAAAGCCGCTTGTGACTCACGAAGAACTCGCCGCCGCCACCCTCGCCTATGCGAAGTCCCGCAACGGGGCGGACCCGCGATACACGAAGCACCCCGCCGGGTGGCTCAACGAACGCCGGTGGGAGGACGACCTCGCCGCAATGGCCCCGGCAAGCACCAACACCGCGCTTGCCATGCTGCAAAGCATGGGGGGCACCCCATGAGCAGCCAGCAATACCCGGACGTGTTCCGGGACACGTTGAAGCTTCTCGCGATTCTCACCCCGCTTGACTCCCGCCTACAGGGGGCAACACCGGAGGACGTGAACCAAAAAGCGCAAGTGTGGGCCGCAACGATCCTTGACGCGCAAATCACCTTCGATTGGCTCAACGCGGCGGTGAAAAAGGTCTATGCGCAGGCGGAACGCCCCTTGAACCCGCTAGGCGCAATCATTGCCGAAGCGAAAAGACTCCGCTCGCAATCCTCGCGGTTCAGTGCCGCCGCGCTCCCGCCACCGCGAAGGGCTTCGGAGCCTGTGGCCGGAGCCTATTCCGCGCATGGGGCGATTGACCGGCGGTGTTTTGAGTGTGGGGCGCAGGCGGGGGAGCCGTGTACGGCCCGCAATTCGGACGGTTCGCTCCGGCCCCGTGTGGCTCCGCACGTCTCACGCCTTCAAAACCACGCCCCACACGCCGCGTAGCGGACTGAAACCACCAACCCCACACAAGGACACCAACCCGCACCCCCAACCCGTTAAACGGGCTTACAGACAGGAAAACCCAAACATGGCCCAAACAATCATTGTTGGCAACCTAGGCAAAACCCCCGAACTCAAAACCTCGCAAGCCGGAAAACCCTACGCCACCTTCTCCGTCGCCTGGACAGAATCCACCCGCGACAGCGCAGGTCAATGGGTAGACGGCCCCGTCACATGGGTACACGTCACCTGCTTCGGACGAACCGCCCAAAACGTCGCCAACTGCCTAACCAAAGGCGACCGCGTTCTAGTGACGGGCGACATGAAACTAGAGACCTGGCACTCCGACCAGGGCGCGAACAACATCGTCACCCTCCGGGCGGACAACGTCGCCCCGGACTTAACGTTCGCAACTGTCCAGATCAACCGCAACGCCCCAACAGGCGGCGGCTACGGCGGACAACAGTCCGGCGGATTCAACCAACAGCCAGCGCAAAACACGGGCGGATTCAGCAACCAGCAACCGCAAGCGGACGCGTGGAACTCACAGCCCCAACCCTTCGCGACCGCCGGCGAACAACCCCCGTTCTAACCACCACAACGGGCACCCTTACCGCCCCCAACACAGCACAAGGCCGCACACCCGGCACCCTTACCGCCGGGACGTGCGGCTTTTTGCGTGGAAAGAACCCCCATGCCCTACACCGACCCCAATTTTCGCCGCGCTCAAATTGCCTACGAAAACCAACTTCCCCCCGAATATTGGGACGACACAATTCATTGCCCGGAATGCGGAATATCGCAGGTTTATAACCCATTTTGTGATAACTGCCAACGCTGCAAAGAATGCGCGGAAGAAAACCCGGAAAAGTGCGACGAATGCGGCGAAAAACTCAACCAAGAAAAGGACACCAAAAAATGACCACACACAACACCAACGACATTGCCGCGGCAATTGTGGACGCGTACAACCAGCAACCAACCTTCCGTGAAGCCCTCGCACAGGCCGTCAACCAGCAACTAGGCACGGAGGTGGACAACCTCCACAAACACCTAACCATTGTGATGGAGGATCTAACCGGCTTCGACATTCGCGCCTACGTCGCCACGGCATGAGCTCACCGGCGCGTAGCTTCACCAACATCGAACTATTCGCCGGAGCCGGGGGACTAGCACTAGGGCTAGAGCAAGCCGGCTTCACCTCCCTTGCCCTTGTGGAGCAAGACAAACACGCAGCAAACACCCTTCGCCACAACCGCCCGGAGTGGAACGTGATCGAAGCGGACGTTAACGAAGTGGACTTCACCCCCTTCGCCGGACACGTTGACCTAGTAAGTGGCGGCCCGCCGTGCCAGTCATTCAGCTACGCCGGCAAACGCGAAGGCTTCGGAGACACACGCGGAACACTGTTTTCACAGTTCGCAAGGTGCGTTCAAGAAGTACAGCCCCGCATGTTTCTGTTTGAGAACGTGCGGGGCCTTCTCAATCACGATCAAGGCCGAACCCTCGCCACCATTAAGCACGCGTTCGAAGAATTGGGCTACACAGTCCAACACCGCGTGTTGACAGCTTCGGAACACGGGGTAGGGCAAAAAAGGCAACGTCTAATCATGGTTGGCTCCCTTGAAAACCTCCCCTTCACCTACCCGGAACCGGACGGGCACATCACCACCCTTCGCGAAGCCCTAGACGGTGTTCCGGACTCACCCTTCACCCCCTACAGCGAACGCAAGCGGAAAGTGATGGAACAGGTCCCGCCGGGTGGCTGTTGGGTTGACCTCCCGGACGAAGTAGCCCGCGAATACATGGGGAAAAGCTACTTCAACGGGGGAGGGAAAAGGGGAGTCGCCCGCCGGCTCGCATGGGACGCGCCATCACTCACGCTCACTACCTCGCCGTCCCAAATGATGACGGAAAGGTGCCACCCCGAAGCGACACGTCCGCTCACGGTCCGCGAATACGCAAGGGTGCAAGCGTTCCCCGATTCGTGGGAGTTCACCGGCCCCCTAGGACAGCAATACAAGCAGATAGGCAACGCGGTTCCGGTTGAACTCGCCCGCCGGGTGGGGTTCCAGCTAATCAACGCACTAGAAGATTGGAAAAAAGAATGATCGACTTCGAACTCCTTCGAATCCTCGCCGGCATTGCCGCCGCACTCCCCGGAGCGCCCCACGAACTCATTAACTACGTTGTGGACGCGCTCATTGCCTTCTACCCCGCGGAAGTGATGTTCCCATGAGCGGTCACAGCTACCCCGGCGTGTACTGGGAACGCGCAATCGACACGGGGCAAAAGGCGGTACTAATGGGGCTAATTGCCTGTTCGGGTTTAGGAGTTAGCTTCATCGGCAACGTTGAAGCGGCCCGTTGCATCAACTCCGAATGGTGCAAACAGGCGCACATCATTCAGGGGATCGGCGGATACATTTTTAGCTTCGCGCTCGTATTCGCCGCCTTCCTGTTCGTGGACATGGTGAAAAACATTCGCCGTGCCCGCCACGCGGAAAAACTTCGCGAAGCGGGGTTCTTCCTGTGATCACCTTCTTCGTCCCCGGAATCCCCCGGGCGCAAGGTTCTAAGCGGCACGTTGGCGGGGGAAGATTGATTGAACAATCCAAACACCTCCCCGCATGGCGCGCCGCAATCACCCGCGAAGCGAAAAAACACATCACACAGCCACTACCACCCCCGGTAGTGGCTTCATTCGTTTTCGTGTTCCCCCGCACCAAAAAGGACGCGAAAAAAGACCCACAGCCCCCCATGATTCAGCGCCCGGACGTGGACAAACTCGCCCGCGCCGTAATGGACGCGCTCACCCCCACAGCCTTCACAGACGATTCCCACGCCGCAACAATGTTCGCGCATAAGCGCCGCGCACAGGTGGGGGAGGAGCCGGGGGCCTACATCACCCTATTGGAGCCACAATCATGCCCCACAGCACTTCAACTACTTACCGAATCTTTGTTGCCGTCGCCGCCGCCCTCACCCTTGCGTGGGGCCTGTTCAACGTCCCGCTAAACCTGTTGGGCCTTGCGCTCATGGGGATAGCCTTCGCCGGCGGTCTTGCCGCGGTGGACGGAATCTTCACCACACGAAGGAGCTAACACACATGAACCCCCGGAACGCGCTAACAACTTTCAGGCCGTCAATAAAAGGAGATGAAGTTCGTATAGAGCTAGGAACCTATGACGGGAAGCCGCTTCTAGACGTTTTGTTCCATACATACCAGTTTGAAACGAACCCCACCCCGGACATGTGGAAAGCATTCGCGGAAACAATTCGCGAACTTCTGCAAAAACTTGACGCACATGAGAAGGGCTATGAAGGAGAACTTCAAGCAGTTCGCCGTGTAAGGGGGCTGTATGACCCCCACGAATGGGAGTTCGTCGCATGGTGTTCGGGAGGTATTGCGGCTATTAGTTTTGCCACGAATCCAGGTGAGTTCTACTTCGACGTGACACGCAAAGACCTTGAACGCCTTGCGGACGCGTTCGAACAGTGCGCACAACACGGGCGGAGCCTGCAATGAGAATCACCCTAGAAAAGGATCTAATCAACCAGATTCACGGACAACCGCAACGCGAACGAATGGCGAAGGACGTGTTCCTCGCGAACGTGCTGTCCATCGCCTTCACCGCCTATATCGCGATTCGCCTGGACGAACATATCCCGCTTCTTATATCTACCGCCGCGCTATGGCTCGCCGCGTGGCACGTCTACCAAAACCGGCAAGACAACCAGCTACAAAAGATTGGGCTTCTAGTGGTGATCGGGAAGATCCTCGCTATCGCCGGCGGGCGCGACATATCCATAACTCTCAAGGACGAAGAAGAATGACCACGATTAACTATGAACTCATGGAAGCGCTAGAAGGCGCCTTCTACCGGGGCCGCTACAGCTTCGACACCATATCCCCGGGAATGCGGAAAACAGTCGCGATAGACTACATTCAGCACGGCCCAAAGCTTGCAACGCTCGCGGTATGGGGACATGACGGGGAGGAAGCGGAAATTGAACTCACCCCGCAACACCTCGCGGAACTGATCGGAATCGCCGCACACCACCTGAAGGGCTTCGTTGCACCTGCACGCGAACCGGCGGAGGTTGAGCACTTCGAAGCGTGGCCGGACGGCTACACACTCACTTTTGAGAACGCCCCCCGCACAGGGGAGGACACCATCTTCGAAGTCTCCGGCACCACGAACGAACTAGAGCTTTCCCTATGCAACTACACGCGCAAGGACTCCCCGGACTATCACCCCGCGCTCAACGGTCCGGTTGAAGAACTCCGCTCAACCCTCCGCGGGGAACAGCTTCAAGAGTTCCGCGCCATTGTTGACCACATCACCGCGCCTTCGTGGGACGAATCCAAAAGTCCCGTTCCCACTGTGAACAACGAACGCGCCGCGAAGCTTCTTGGCGAAGTCCTTCAAGACGACTACGGGCGGATCGTAAGCGTTCGCATAACGGGCGAAAAGAACAGCTATCCGGTTATCACAGTCAGAACCGCGGACGGAGTAACCGCAACCGGAGCAGTTGACCACGATATTCCCCCGCTTCTCATGCTCAACCCGAACCACTTCCGGAGGGGCAACCAGTGGTAGACGAAATCTTAAACATTCTCGCCGTCGCGACATTGATCGCCGCGGCGATTCTTTTTTGCCGCCACTATGACGGCCGCTTCGAAGAAAAGGACAACGATCAGTGACCGAACCACAGCCCCTAACCTTCACCGTGTTTAGCACCCCCCACTGCCAAAAATGCCGGGCTACTAAACAACGACTCCTTCGCAACAACGCCCCCATCATTGAGGAAACAATCACCCCGGAACTAGCGGACGAACTCCGCGCAAAAGGGATCACAGTCGCCCCCTACGTACAAGTACATGACGCGTCCGGCGACCTCCTAGACGAATGGGGCGACCTCCGCCTAGAAAAAATCGCCTACTGGGTGGGGGTGCTCAATGGTAGGAGCGCTTGAACTCCAACAGGCCGCACACAGACTAGCCAGGGCATACCGGGCACTAGACCGCGCCAAATACACACGCACACCCCCCGAAGTGCACACCACACCCCCACCCCCCGGCCCTAGACCCCCCGCTACAGGGTGGGCCCTCCACCTAGACGCAGACCTATCGCTCCAACTCCTAGAGATAGTCCGCGACCTCGCCACCACAATCAACCCGCAACAACTGTTCCTTCCCCGCGGTTCATCACTCGCGGAATGGATTGCAGCACACGCCCAACGAATCGCGGACTCTATCGACTGGCTAGCAGACCTTATAGACGAACTGCACGAACAAGCCCGGGAGATTGAGCACTACACAGGCGCACCAACAATGAGCGAAGGAGAAAAACCACAACGCTCCGAAGTCGTAATCCAACAAGCAGCGCAACAAGGCTTCACACTCACACGCCAACAGCTTCGGCAATGGGCAAAACGCGGACACATTGACTCAACACTCATTGACGGGCGCGCACACTACATAGTGGGGCAAGTCGTAGCGCACGCCGCAACCCGCGCACCCAACACCTAAACCCACACTAACCAGCAAAAACAACCAAACTGTCACAGGGTCTGATATACTACGTCACAACGCAACCCCCATGTTCACCACAAGGTGAACGCGGGGGTTTTTGCGTTGTGAGTTAGCAGCACTCACGGATCAGGATCAGGGGGCCGCAGGTGCCTAGGGTAAAAAACGCACACCGTGGAAAGCGCCCTTAAACGAGTGGGAGCGGGGAACATCTTTCGCCCTAAGCGCCAATACCACCGTTGCCCGCGGCCCCCAACACAAACCACCCCCAACAAACAGGGGAGAACACAATTCCATTCACCGAAACACACGCCGCAAAACAACTACGCAAACAAACACGCCGCGAATACCGCGAACAAAACCTCCCATGCTGGCTATGCGCCCAACCAATCGACTACCTAGCGCCACCAAACACCCCAAACGCGCTAGATATCGATCACGCAATCAGCACAAAACAGCGACCAGACCTAGAACTAGACCCCACAAACTTCCGGCCCGCGCACGTTTCATGCAACCGGGCGAGAAAAGACAACCCACCACACCCACCACTAGGGCAAAACTCCCGAAGATGGTGACACAAACCACACCCAAAACCCGCAAAACACAAAACCCCAGGTCAAAAGGGTGGGGAGGGGGCCTAAAAATCACGGGCCCGAAACCAGCCCCAGGACAAGGAGGGCCGGAGCTGTCTTTTCTCCCCACACAAAAAACCACCACCCATAGCGGGAGGGCACGGAGCTAACCGAAGGAACAAACTATGAGCGATTTAGACCACGTTGGACACCTGGAAACAGCCGTCATTGAGTCCATCGAAGCCCGCGGGGACGCGATTACCCCGGCGGATAACGCGGCGGTAGTCATGGCGCGCTCAATCGCTCAAACCATTGACGAAACGCTTGAGGATTACGAAGCGGACAGGGCGGAAAAAACTAAGGTCATGTACCTTATGCCGCACCTTCTTAAACAGTTGACGGTGTTGGGTTGCACTCCGGAAGCTCGCGGCGAGATTAAACAGGCGGCGGAAGAATCGAAGGCGGAAGCCCGCACAGCTTCGAAGCAGCCGGCGAACGTGATCCAGCTTCTTCGCGCCGCTAGTAGCAATGAGTGAGCCGCGCAAGGGCAATACGGAACCGCGTATTTTTACGCCGCCACTTCGGGAACTCACCCCGGAGACTTCGGCGGGCTTCGCCGCGTGTGAGTTCGCTCGCCTTATCGGCGTGGACTTGTATCCCTGGCAAGAGTGGCTACTCAAGCACGGTTTAGAACTCACCCCGGAGGGGGAGTTCCGCTTCAAGACGGTGCTTGTGCTTGTGGCTAGGCAGAACGGCAAAACAACCGTGATGAAGGTCTTGGGCCTGTGGCGGTTGTTCGTTTATGGCGCGGGCGAAATTGTTTCAACCGCACAGACTCTAGGCGTGGCTGTTGCCACCCTTGAGGAAGCGTTCAAACTCGCCGCGTTCAATCCGGTGCTTCGTCAGTTCCTCAAGGACAATCCCCGCGACGATTCCGGCGCGTTCAACGGGGCATGGATTAGCCGCGTGAATGGCGCGAACCACTTCGCGTTGAAAATGGCCCCGGTTCCCGAAGCCCTAGACAAACTGAAAAGCAACCTCCCCACATGGCGCGTCGCGGTGAACGACCGTGGCGGCGGGCGCTCCCTATCGGCGGACATGGTGTTCCTAGACGAACTCCGTGAACATCTCACCTATGAAGGGTGGAAGGCCGCCGTTCCTACGTCGATTGCCCGGCCCCGCTCCCAGGTGTGGGGCTTTTCGAACGCGGGCGATAAACGCTCCGTTGTGCTCCGCGATCAACGCACGAAGGCAATCGCCCGCATTGAAGCCGGGAACACGGCGGACACTCAAACAGCCTTGTTTGAATGGTCAGCACTTCCGGAACGGGACATTCACGATGTTGACGGTTACGCGGAAGCTAACCCGTCAATGGGGTACGGGGCGATTAGCGAAAGCACGCTCCGCGCTACCGCGGCGGACACCTCCGACCCGGACGGATTCCGAACGGAACACCTATGTCAATGGGTGGAACACACGGAGCAAGGCAAGATTCACCCCGGCCTGTGGGAAAAGAACATAGATGAAGCGTCCGCCATTGCGGAGGACTCGCCCCTTGCCGTAGGCATTGACGTTGCCCCGGACGGCACTTTTACGTCTATCGCTGTTGCCGGTGAACGTGAGGACGGGCGCACACACGTTGAAGTGGTTGCGGTTCGCGCCGGTTTTAGGTGGGTTGCGGATTGGCTTAACGCTCGCCGTGGCTCATGGTTCAACGGGGAGGTTGCCCTACAGGTCAAGGGCGCGCCTTCGGCAACACTTGCCCCGCTTCTTGAGGACGCGGGAATCACGGTTATTCCGTGGCAAGGTTCCGACATGTCGAAGGCGGTTATCGGGTTTTATGACTCGCTTCGCGAAGGGACGATTCACTATCTCAAACAGCCGGCGTTGACGGAATCAGCGCTAGGCATTCGGGAACGTCGCTACGGCGACTTGTTCTTTTGGGATCGCGGGAAGTCTATGGCCGATCCTTCGCCGCTTATCGCCGTCAATATCGCGTGGTGGCTTCTCCGCTACCCGCCGGAGGACGGCTTCGTGAGCGCGTATTCGGCGGAGGACTTCGACACACCACTAGAGGAAGTGGACTCCGAAGATTCCGGAGTTCTTATCGTTTAAACCACCCCGAAGGAAAGGGGGCCGCATGGGATTGCTTGAAAAGTTGGGGCTTCGCCCTGCCACCCTTGAACCCCCGCCGGCGGATTATCTCGCCGCGCCTATTTATGGCGCACTCGCGGACAACGTCAACAACATGAGCGTTGAACAACTGTGGCGGGAACAGCCGTACTTGCGGACCGTCACGGACTTTATCGCCCGCAATATCGCTAGTGTGTCGCTGCACGCGTACAAGCGGGAAGCGGACGGGGGAAGAACACGCCTTCGCGAAGGCGACCTTCCCCGCCTGTTGAAGCGGGCTAATTCCTCGCAACTCATGTTCGACGTGATCTATTCAGCCGTTCTTGACCTGTGTCTTTATGACGAATGTTTCCTAGCGGTTCAAGACGGCCCCGGCACCCCGGAAGTTTTGCCTATTCCCCCTACATGGATTCAGGCGAAGAAGTGGCGGGATAGGTGGACGTTGAAATCCGTCATTGTCGCGGACGATAACGGGCAACGCGTGGAGCTTCCCGCGGAGCGCCTTATCCATCTTCACGGTTATGCGCCGGGCACGTTTAAGCGGGGGACTTCCCCGGTTGACGCGCTCAAGGCAACACTTCGCGAACAGTTGAACGCGGCTAGGTATCGCGGACAGTTGTGGGATAAGGGGCCGCGTATCTCCGGCGTGATTGAACGTCCGCAAGGCGCGAATTGGGATCAGGTAGCCCGGCAACGGTTTAAACAATCGTGGGCAACTGTTTACGCTTCGACCGGCTCCGGCGCGGGTGGCACACCCGTTCTTGAGGACGGCATGACGTTCAAGCCCATGCACCTTAAGGCTAACGACGAACAGTTCGTTGACGTGGCGAAGCTGTCGCTTGCGACTGTGGCGAGTGTGTATCACGTCAATCCGACAATGGTTGGCTTGCTGGATAACGCGAATTATTCGAACGTTCGTGAGTTCCGCAAGATGTTGTACGGCGATTCACTAGGCCCGTTGATTAAGAAGCTTGAGGACGCGTTCAACGTGTTCCTTCTTCCCATGATTGGCGCTCCCTCCGGCGTGTACGTGGAGTTCAACCTAGACGAAAAGCTCCGCGCAAGCTTCGAAGAAAAAGCCGCGGTGACTTCGGCGGCTGTTGGCGCTCCGTGGATGACTCCTAACGAAGCACGCGCCATGAATAACCTAACCGCGATTGACGGCGGGGATCGTCTTCTTCGCCCGTTGAACATGGATAACAGTGGCGACGAACGCGACACGCTTCCGGAAGTGGAGGGGCCTAAATGATTCTTATTACATCTAGCGCAAAAGGTCACGCCACCCCGGCGGACGCGGTTGTTGATTGCGGTTCGCTACAGCCCGCCCCGGAATCGCTTCGGGAGTTCAACGGCACACACCCCCACGTTGCGGATTATGTGCTCAACTACCACCCCGGAACGATTCGTTGGCTAACGCACATTGTGCGGGACGTGCAACGCCGCGCTTGCCGGTCTATGGGTAGCGCTCCCCTAACTGTCGCGTGTGTGTCCCCGGAGGGCCGTAACCGCGCCGTTGCTGTCGCGGACTTCCTCGCGGAACGTCTTGCGGAACGTGGACTTGAAACAACGGTAGTTCACGAAGGTTTGGGCGCATGATTCATCTAGTTATTGGCCCCCCGTGCTCCGGCAAATCAAGCTTCGTTGAGCAGAACGCGCCGCCGGGCGTTCCCCGCTTCGACTTCGATCACATTGCCGCCACCCTCGCCGGCGTGGAGCGCGGGGAGCGGGACTTCAACCCGGACGTGACCGGCCTTGCGCTCGCCATGCGGCGCGCTATGACCGGCTACCTACTAGACCCGGCAACACCTGTCGCGGACGCGTGGGTAGTGAACACGGCTCCCCCGCCGGGGATTCTCAAGGCATTCGCCGCAATAGGCGCGAAGCTTCACGTCCTTGACCCGGGGGAGGACGAATGTGTTCGCCGGGCTATGGCGGAGGGCCGTTCGGCGGAAACGATTGACAACATTCGCGGGTGGTACAAGAACCCTCCCGAAGTTGAAGAAATTACGAAGGGAGGAACACCCATGAGAACAAAGAACGCACACGCGAAGGTGAAGGCCGTCGCGGACGGCGATACGGAGCTAGGGGACGGCGAGTTCGTCGCCTACGCGTCCGTGTTCGGAAATAGGGACAGCTACGGCGACGTGATGGTAGCCGGGGCCTTCGCGAACACTCTCGCGGAGTGGGAACAGCGTAAAGAAACTTCCGGCGACGTGCTCCCCGTGCTGTATGGGCATGACTTCGGAGATCCGTTTTCCAACATTGGAACGGTTCTTCACGCGGAAGAAGATGAACATGGACTTAAGGTTCGTGCCCGTCTTGATCTAGATAACCCGAAGGCCGCACAGGTCTACCGGCTTATGAAGGACGGGCGACTCACTCAAATGAGCTTCGCCTTCGACGTGGTGAAGGGCGCACACGCCGGCGACGAACCCGGCGACCCGTTCCTAATCTCCGAAGTGAAACTCTACGAAGTTTCCGTTGTGCCTATCGGCGCAAACCAGGCGACGGAAATCCTTGACGTGAAACAGGATCGCCGCCTTCGTCTAGAGCTCCCCACAAAGGACGCGTATACGAAGGCGGACGTTCTGAACCTGTTGCGGCAAATGGAAGCCGCCGGAGTGGAAGTTCACGTCACAGACAACACGGTTCAGCACGAACCGGACAGCGGGGAACCCGTTGACGAAACAACCGCGAACGCGTTGAAGGCGCGCTTCGCACTCCTAGAAAGGAATCAAGAATGAACTTGAAGGAACAGCGCGCCGCGGCAATGAAGGCCGCACGCGACTTGCAGGAAAGCTACGGCGACAACATGACCGCGGATCAGCTCGCGGAGGTTAAATCCGCCCTGGATAGGGTGGACGCGATTGACCTTGAAATCAAGGAAGCGCGGGAGCGTAACGCGGTTGTTAACCGCTTGAAGAACCTTGGCGGCGGCGACGAAGCCCCGAAGGAGAAGGAAGCGGAAGCCCCGGCCCGTTCCCTTGGTGAGCACTTCGTGAAGGCCGCCGGCGAGAACCTGGTGAAGCAGGCCGCCGGAAACCAGATGAGCATTGCCGCCCCGGAGTTCAGCAAGAACGCGGACGATCCGGCAAAAACCCCGGCGAACCTGGTTGACGGTTGGGGAACCACCTACGAACGCGCCATTGTGAACGCTCGCCGGGAGCGCCTTATCGTTGCGGACCTTATGGGTTCCGCGAACGTGACTTCCGCGAACATCAAATACCTGGTGGAGAAGGCGAACCGCATTGCGGAGGGAGCCGCGAACACCGTGAAGGAGGGCGAGAAAAAGCCCTACATCAAATTTGCGGACTTCGATATTGTGTCCGAATCCCTGTCTAAGGTCGCGGCACTCACGAAGCTTACGGACGAAATGATTGCCGATTACGGCTTCGTGGCGGACTGGATTAACAATCAGCTGATCTACGAACTTTCCGTCCTTGAGGAAAAGCAGCTTCTTAACGGCGACGGTTCGAACGCGAACCTCAAGGGACTTCTTGAGCGCGACGGCGTGCAGACTGTGGAAGCCGCTTCTAAAGATGAGTGGTTCGACAAAATCTATGAAGCGAACGCGAAGATTCCGCTCGCAACGAACCTCACCGGCGACGGTCTTGTAATCAACCCGGCGGACTACCAGAACCTGCGACTCACCAAGGACGGCAACGGCCAGTACCTCGCCGGCGGCCCGTTCACCGGCCAATACGGCAACGGCGGAATTATGGTTGATCCGCCCGTGTGGGGCCTTCGAACCGTTGTGTCTAACGCAGTCCCGAAGGGCACCGCCGTTGTTGGCGCGTTCCGACAGGGCGCAACGATTCTCCGCCGTGGCGGCCTTCGTGTGGACAGCACCAACACCAACGACAAGGACTTCGAAAACAACCTTGTGACCTTGCGTGCGGAAGAACGACTTGGCCTTATGGTTCCCGTTCCCGCCGCGTTCGTGAAGGTCACTCTCACGGAGTGATCCACATGAATGAGTACGAAGTTCAGCTTCCCGGCGGGTGGGTAACCACTATGCAAATGACCCCGGAGTACATGGAACGCCATTGGCCGGACGCGGTTCCGGTAGGCACTCCGAAGGCTCCGGCGCATACCCCGGAAACGAAGGCCCGCCGCCCTCGCAAGAAAGCGGAATAACCCACAAGGGGGAGAACACCATGAGTAACGACCACGGGTTAACCCCCACCGAAAAAATCACGGCGGAAGCCATTGAAACAGCAGTAGAAGCCGTGCGCATGCTCGCGGGTTGGCACGTATGGCCCGTGCGGAGGGAGACAATCACCCTCCGCGCCGCCGGGGATCGTCTTATCCTGTTGCCCACAAAACGGGTTGAGGAGGTTCATGCGGTTACGGTAGACGGCGTTGACGTAACCGACAGTGCGGACGCGTGGGAGGACGGAGAACTATGGCTCCGTGATTGCCCCCGCGAAGGCGCTCGCGTAGTTGTGGACTTTTCGCACGGGTTCCCCGAAGCCCCGCCACTTATGGGTGTGTGCATGGCTATGGCGGAACGCTCCGCGGATACGTCTAGCTCCTATCAGGTTGGCGGGATTAGCGTAGGCCCTCCGGGTTCGGCGCTTACCCCACAGTCAACGGAATGGGTTGTCCTTGACCGATACAAGTTGGGGCCGATTCCATGAGCGCGCCGCGGATCATTTTCAATCAACGCCTTGAAATTGTGAAGCCGCGGGAAGTCCGAAGTCGGTATTCAACGGAGACTAAGGTCTCATGGGATCAACCCACATATGAGCCTGTGGACTTCCTAGTTTCCGTGCAACCTTCTTCTTCGTCCGAAGGGCCGGTTGAGCGCCCGCAAGCTTCGCAAACGCTACAACTTTTCACCCCGCCGGGTACGGACATTCCGGAGCTTTCCGAAGCGTCCCGTGTTCGTATCGGCGGGGTGTTGGTGTGTGCCGTTTTGGGCCCGCCCGCTAGGTGGCCCGACCCGTGGAAAGACGGACAGGTGCACCACCTGGAAGCACAGTTAGGGGTGATTCATGGCTAGCAAAGTAGACGAACAACGTTGGCGGAACGCCAACAAAACGGGGAGCTTGCGGAAGCACCTTCTTAAGGTTGCGGAAGAACGCCGCAAGCGGGCGGAGCAACTTTCACGCGAATCCGGCGGGGAAGCCCGCTACACCGTGGAGGAAGATATTCGCCCGCAAGGCCGCGCCGTGGTGCGTGTTGTGTCCTCCTCACAGGCGGAGGAGTTTGGCACGGACGATACCCGCCGCACTAATGCGCTTCGAAGGGCGATCCGTGGCGAATGACGTTCTTCTTTTCTTGGTGGACACCCTCGCGGAAACAAAACTCCCCGTGTACGCGGAAGAACTTCCGCACAGCTTCGAACTAACGAAGCTCCCCGCGCTTCACGTGCACGAGATTGGGCCGGCGGCGCGTTCGCCCGCCCTCAACACGCTAGGCGTGGACGTGCAAGACGTTGATCTAGAAATCTTCGTCACCCCGGAGATGTGGGACTCCGGGGAAGCGCATGACCTCGCCCATAGGCTCCGCTCATGGCTAATGCACCGTAGCCGCGGAGCTTTTCGCATTCAAGACATTGGCCGGCCTATTCGCCGGCCGGACATTAACGAAGCCGTTCGGCGCTACGCGTTTACCATTCGCATAGCGTTGCCGGCTTGACTTTTCCTAGAAGGGGAAAAACATGGCAGATATTGTTGCTCACGAGCATAAAAACTATGACGAAAACCTTGTTTTCATGGGTTCGACGGGTGCGGCCCGTTACATGCCCCTAACCGCTAACGCCCCCGCCGCGAACATGGGAGCGTACCCGGCGGAAGCGGTAATTCTTGGCTGGATCGAGGAATCCGGCGTTGTGGAGACTCTGGAACAAGAGTTCGCGGAGGTTAAGCCCTTCAACGCTAACGGAACCATTTTGTCCCGTTGCACGAAGGAGGAAGTGACCTTCAAGGTTGGCTTCCTGTCTAGTACGGGTATTGCCGCGGCACTGCACTACAACGTGCCGGAGTCCGAGATGAGCTTCGACGATTCTTCCGGCGTTGTGACCTTCAAGAAGGGTGCGGAGCTTCCGAAGCCCATGAAGTTCCGGCTTGGTATCGACGTGCTGGACGGCGATAAGGCTCGCCGCTTCTTCCTTCCGAACGCGGAGATTACCGCCCGTGAGGACCTGAACTTCAAGAAGGGCGAGCCGGTGAAGTATGGCTTCACCATCAAGGCGACCATTGACCGCAAGCTTGGTTACGCGATTCAGCGCGAGATCAAAGAGGGTTGGCAGCCGGGCAAGGTTGGCACGAAGAACGAAGGCACTTCCGGAGTTCGCGACGCGGGCGCTTGGCACGAAGAAATTGACGGCTAACACCTAGCCAATAAGCGGCGGGAACCACACACAACGGTTCCCGCCGTTTTCGCATATCCCTAACACACACTCTCTCTACACAGGAGGAAACCACATGGCTACTAAAGCCAACGAAACCAACGTTCCCGGCGCAATCGACTTGAACGCGCTTCTTGCGAAGCGTGAAGAAGAATTGGGCATTCGCGACACGATCCCGGTGAAGGTAGGCGCGGAAACCTTCAACATCACCCACCCCGCATACCAGGGCGCGGAGTGGAACGACCGCATGAAGCAGCTTTCCGACGATTCCGCGGAGGGTATTATCACCCAGTCCGAATACCGCGACGAATACCTAGAAATGGTGTTCGGAGAACAGGCGGAAGCCTTCGTCGAAGCCGCGGCGAAAATCACTCCGATTGACCCGCTCACCCTCGCCGTCATTCTCATTGAGGAGGAGACGAAGCGACAGGGAAAAATCCAGTCCCGGAAGCGCTCGCCCGGTGGCCGGAAGCGGTAGAAGCCGCACTCATAGCCAACTACGGCTATGACTACGTTGCCGCGTGGTGGCGCGGTGAAATCACCTCCCGGAAGCTCCGTGTTCTTATCGACAACCTTCCGGAGGACTCCGCGCTTCACCGCGTAGTGGAGCCGGAAACGAAAAACACCGCGTGGACTATGGAGCGCGCCCTTCTGTGGTCATGTGTGCAGCAGTTACAAACAGTGTCCGCACTGTTGCAGGTATCGAACAACCCAACGAAGGCCCGCGAAGTTCACTTCCCGAAGTTCAAGCCGTATCCGTGGACCCCGGACGACGCGAACGGCAACGCCTACGGGCACGTCAACGAAGGCGACGAAGAAGCCGCCTTCGAATATCTTCTTAATCTCTAACCCCGCCGGAGGTGGCCCCTATGGAAACTGATTCTTATTTTGTCTCAATCCTCCCGGACTTCAAGAACTTCTTCGGCAAGCTTGATAGCACGGCGAAGAAGGCCGGAGCGGACGCGGGCAAAACCCTAGGGGACTCCCTCGCGGCGGCGGTTGAGAAATCTTCGAAGGCAGTTGAGTCCGCAAGCAAGCGGATCGAAGTCGCCCGCGACAAAGAGAAGAACCTCGCGGATAAGGTTCGCGTTGCCCAAATCAAACTGAACGAAGTCCTTGAGAAAGAAAACGCAACCGCCACGCAGGTAGCGAAGGCGAAGGCGGATCTTGCGAAGGCTCAACGTGACCACAAGCGCGCAACGAACGACACGGAGCGCGCTTCGAAGTCACTTGCCACCCGTCAAAACGAATTAAAAGTTGCCCAGCAACAGGCGAACGAAGCCTTCAAGACGGGCGAAAAAAACCTTGACTCCTACAGTTCGAAGGCGGACGGGGTAGCGGGTTCCATTGCCGGTATCGCGAAGAAGGCCGGCGGAATTGGTCTAGCCTTCGCCGGGCTTACGGGTGTTGGCGGATTCATGTCCGGGGCAATTAGCAACGGCATGGAGCTAGATAAGGTCATGGGTTCGTTGAAGGCCGTGACGGGTTCTTCCGCGGAAACCATGAAGCAAGTTTCCGACCGGGCTAAGCAGCTTGGTCAGGATACGGAGCTTGCGGGCACTTCGGCGGCTTCCGCAACGGACGCTATGCTCGCCCTTGCAAAAGGCGGCATGTCTGTTGAAGAATCAATGGACGCGGCTAAAGGTTCAATCCAGTTGGCGGGCGCTGCACAGATTGACGCGGGCCAGGCGGCGGAACTCCAAATCGCCGCAATCAACGCCTTCGGATTGTCCGCCGGGGACGCGGCGCACATTGCGGACGTTCTCACGAACACCGCGAACAGCGCGGCAACGGACGTAACAGACCTAGGCGAAGCGCTTAAGTACGGCGCGCCTATGGCCGCTTCGTTGGGTGTGTCCCTTGAGGACACGAACACAATGTTGGGTATCTTCGCCAACAACGGTCTTAAGGGTTCCGGAGCCGGTACAACCCTTGCCGCCGCAATGACGGCTATGGCGAACCCTTCGGACGCAGCGGCGAAGGCGTTCAAAGAACTAGGCGTTGAAGCGTTCGACGCTCAAGGCAAGTTCAAGGGCTTCGCGGACGTGTCCGAACAGCTTAAGGACGCGCAAGGCCGCATGAGCGAACAGGCGTTCACCGCCGCGGCACAAACAGCCTTCGGCGCACAGGGCTTGAAGTTCGCAACAGCCGCCGCTGCCGGAGGTGCGGACGCGTTCAATGAACTTCGCGGAGCGATGGACAAACAGGGTTCCGCGGGCGAAACAGCCGCCGCCGGTCTTGCCGGACTCAACGGCGCGATGGATCGTATGGGCAACGCTATTGCAGCCGCGCAACAAGCGCTTTATGAATGGCTTGCCCCCACAGTCACACAGGGGATTGACAAGTTCGCCGTTATCGTTGGCGAACTCCCGAAGCACCTTGAAACAGTCCGGGCGAAGCTCGCGGAGAATAAAGACCTTCTTACCGTCCTTGCGGGTGCCGCCGGAGGTGTTGCAGCTTCCTACGCCGCGATTAAGACGGCACAGGCCGGCATGTTCATTGCGGGCAAGCTTAAGACAATGGTCACGTTGTTTAAGGCGTGGAGGTTGGGCACCCTACAGCAAACAGCCGCCCAAATGGGGTTGAACACCGCAATGTTCGCGAACCCTATGGGAGCGATTGTTTTGGCAATTGGCGCGGTTGTTGGAGCTATCGCCGTTTTCGTCACTAAGACGGAAACAGGCCGGAAGATGTGGGAATCCTTCACCGGAGCATTCTCCGGAGTGGGGGACTTCTTCGCGGGAATTGGCTCCGCAATCGCCGGAGTGTGGGATTCCATCACTAGCGTTGACCTATCCAGTTTCTTCGCGTGGTTCACTCCGGACGCGCACCCGGAAATTATGGGATTCATGCTCAACGTCCGGGACACCTTCGTTGCCGTGAAGGACTCTATCGCCGGCGGCTTCGAATGGCTTAAGGACAAACTCGCCGCGGCGTGGGGCCTAATCCGTGATGGTGTAGTTTTCGCCTTCAAAACGGAAATTGAAGGCTTGCGGATCATTTTCGAAGCCGTGACTTCCGCTTTAGGGTTCGCGTGGGACAAACTCACCGGCGCTTTACAGTCCGGTTATAACATTGTCCGCGACGCGGTTCTATGGGCGTGGAACAAAGAAGTTGAAGGTTGGCGGATTATCTTCGAAAAAGCAACTTCTTTTGTCTCCGATACTTGGTCTAAACTCACCTCCGCACTAGAAGCCGGATACAACTTCGTCCGAGACGCGGTTCTTTGGGCCTGGAATAAGGAGGTTGAAGGGTGGCGGATTATCTGGGACTCCGTTACCTCCGCAATCTCCGGAACCTGGGATTGGCTGAAAAACCAACTCCATTCCGGCTACGAGTGGATCAAAACCAACGTTTTCGACTCGCTCGCAATCGCGCTAGATGTGGTGAAGTCCGCGTTCGGCACAGCCGTGGACGGAATCACCTCCTTGTGGGATAAGGTTCGCGCCGCCGCCGCGAAGCCAATCAAGTTTGTGATTGACCAGGTATTCAATAACGGCATTGTTGCCGCGTGGAATAAGGTTGCCGGTTGGGTGGGGCTTGACGAAGTTCAGGCATACACCCCCGGGTGGCTAGGAAGCTTCCACACGGGCGGCGTGCTTCCCGGCTACACCCCCGGACGCGATCCCTATACGTTCGTGGAACCGCGCACGGGTATGACTATTGGCCTATCTGGTGGCGAAGCGGTTATTCGCCCCGAAGCAACTCGCGTGTTGGGTTCGCATTGGGTTGACGGCGTGAACGCCGCCGCCCGTATGGGTGGAGTTGAAGGCGTTCGCAAGCACCTAGGCGGATACGCGAACGGCGGTGTTGTTGACTCCATTGTTGGTGTTGTGAACCGTTACTTCCCCATGATGACAATCACGGACACCTACAGGCCGGGCGCGAACGATTATCACGGGGCCGGCCTTGCCGTTGACTTCTCTAACGGCGGGGACGCGGGAACACCGGAGATGAAGCAGGCCGCCCAATTCATGTTTGAGAATTACGGCAAGGGCCTTCTTGAACTCATTCACCACCCCTTCCCGCACAACGTCAAGCACGGCCGCGACGAAGGCGACGGCATGGGGTGGTACAAATATCCGCTTATGATGGAGCACCGCAACCACGTGCACATTGCTTCAGCGGCCCCGCTAGGCGACCCCACAACAATGGTTGAACAGTTGAAGGGATTCATTGGCGGCGTGTTCGTGTCGCTTCGTCAACGCGTCGCGGAAGCTGTTGGCGGATTGCTGGACCCGATTGGGGAGAAAATCCCGAACTTCGGCGGACTCATTGGAGGGTTGCCCCGTGCAGCCTTCGACAAAATGAAGGACGCTGTTGTTACCTTCCTAGGTGGTCAAGCAGATAAGTACCAGCCCGCCGGCGGTGTATCCGGCAACGCAGAATCCTGGCGAGATATGGCGATTGCAGCCATGCGCCGCAACGGATTCGACGCGGATAACCCCGCGCAGGTCAATGCGATGATTGCGCAGATTCAATCCGAATCCGCGGGCATTCCGAACCGTGCTCAAGAAATTGTGGACATTAACGGTACCGGCCCGTCCGCGGGTATGGGCCTTCTGCAAATTATCCCGGGCACGTTCGCGGATCACCGTGACCCCACCCTCCCGAATGACCGAACCGACCCGTGGGCAAACATGAACGCCGCGCTTCGCTATTACAAGTGGCGGTACGGTTCAGACCTCACAACAATGTGGGGGCACGGGCACGGCTATTCACGTGGCGGTGTCATTGACCTTGTAAAGGCCGGTATTGCGAAGCTTTACGATTCCGGCGGGTGGCTTCCCCATAACGGCATTGCCGTGAACCAGTCCGGCGAACCGGAGCCGGTGTTCACGGGCGGACAGTGGCGCAAACTGGGACGAATCACGGATCTTATCGACGCGATTCACGAAGTTGTTGTTGCGTTCCGTGGTGGCGATTGGGGCTATGGGGCACTTGAAGAAGTGCTCAATAACAGCTACCTTGCCCGCCGCGTTGTCGATATTGCGGACGTGTTGGGCACGAACGGCATTGCCGAAGCCGTTGAAGAAATTGCCGTCGCTTACCGCGGCGGGGATTGGGGTTATGGCCGCCTTGAACAAATCTTGGACGACGGCGAACTAGCCCGGCGTGTTGTGAACCTCGCGGACAGTTTCGGCAATGGTGACGTTGCCGCGGCAATCGTGGAGATTAAAACGGCGCTTGAGGATCGGGACGGCGGTTACGCCGCACTCGCAAACGTCCTTGAGGACGATAAGCTCGCGGAGCACATTGTGAACCGCGCCGGCGGATTGTCCTTGAAGAACCTTGAAGCAGCCCTTGAAGAAGTCAAGGTTGCGTTCAAGGGTGGCGACTTCGGTTACGCCGCACTCTCGGACGCGCTGGACGATTCCCGCCTAGCTCAACGCGTAGTGACCATTGCGGACGTTTTGGGCAACGGCGGTATTGAAGTTGCGCTAGGCGAGATTCGGGACGCGTTCGACGGCAAGGACTCCGGCTTCGCCCGGCTTGCGGACGTGCTTGGCGACGATCAGCTAGCGAAGAACGTTGTGAACCGCGCCTACGGCTTTTCCCGCGAAAATATTGACGCGGCAATTGCCGAGGTTCGCCGCGCCTTCGAAGGCGGGGATTACGGTTACGCCGCGCTAGGGAATCTGTTGGGAGATGAGCAATTCGCGAATTGGATTGTGAATCGTGTCTACAGTGTTTCCGAACGCAACTTCCGGGACGCGTGGACGGAAATCACTCGCGCCTTCGAAGGCAAGGACATGGGTTATGCAGCCCTTGCGGACTTGCTCCGGAATGACGAACTCGCCCGGCAAATTGTCGCCGCCGCGGACAGGATTGGCCCGCAAACTGTGTCCGCCGCTATGGGTGAGATTCGCCGCGCCTTCGACGGTGGCGACTTCGGTTATGCTGCCCTGGGACAGTTGATCGGCAACGATGAACTTGCGAATCGCATTGTCAACGCCGCCGCGGACTTCGGCGCAACCAACGTTGGCAAGTGGGTTGGCGCGACCGCTCCCCGCGACCTTCTTTCTACTGTCTCCGAACTCCCCGGATTGTCCGTTCTGAACTCCACATTCGGCGGAATTATGGACGGCGTTGACGGGGTGAACACGGCCTACGCAAACCAGCGGAAGGCCGCGGAGGAGGTCACGAAGGCGGAACAGGCGCTTAGCGAAGCTCGCGGGAAGGACGATAAGGACGCGGTGACCGCCGCGGAACAGGCCCTTGCGACCGCTCGCGATGGTGTAGCAACCGCCGCGGTTGCCGCCGGGCACGCGGAGGTAGCCCTCGCCATTAAGGCGATCAACCTTATCTGGGATATGGCGAACCACTTCGTCAACGCCGCACTTCGCGCACGCTCCGCGGTTATGGAAGCGTTCGCCGCGAATAAGGCGATCATGCGGGAATTGGCGGTTGCGACGGAGAAGCAATTCTTCGCCGTGGAGAACCTTCGATACTCCGTGATGAACGCTGTTCGCGAACAGGAAGCGGCGGCCCGGAATATCCGTATCGCTCACCTGGACGTTGCCCGCGCACAGCTTGCGGGCGCGCTTACTGTGGCACAGGCGGAAGAAGCCCTCGCCGCGGAACGCGAAAAGGTGGCGAAGTCCGCACGCCGGGACTTCGACGATCTTTCCGGAGCCTATGACCGCTATAGGTGGGCCGAACGGAACGCTATGGCCGATAGGCTTCGCGGAGTCGCGGAGATTACCCCGGAAATCATGGCGCTTGAGCACGAAGTCAACGCCGCGAAGCTTCTTGCCGCGAAGCAGGAACGCGAAGCGGTTCGTGAGCAAATTAAGGCGGTTTACGCCCATAGGCTCGCCGTGATTGACGCGGCCGCGCTACAGCGCAAGTTGACGGCGGAGCAGCGTCGCCTAGCCGGGTTGGAAGCAACTTCGAATGGCATGGATTCCCGTGAAGCGCTCGCAATTGAACGCTTGACTTCGCTCATGGCGGAGAACGCGAAGGTTCAGGGCGAACGGGACGCGCTAGGTTCCACAATCCGCAACGGTCTAGGCCGCCTGTTGGATTGGGACGGCGACGGCAAGATGTTCTTCGGAGCCGCTAACAACACGTGGACGGCGGAGCGCAAGGCGTATGACGATCTCATTCAAAAGAACAAGGACGCTATCCGGGAGATTATGACTTCGGAGTTCGCTCCGAATCTGTCCCCGCAAGAGTTCCGCGAACTGGAAGATGTGATCGACCGTGCCGCCGCGCAATTCGCAATGGGCAACGAAGCCGCCGGCGAAGCGCTTATTCGTGCTTCGAAGCTAGGTGACGCGTCCCGCGCTAAGGCGACGCTTGATTATCAAAATCAAATCCTTGACCTTGAGCGCGAACGGGACGAAGCAATCACGGGCCTTGAACGGCTTCGCACACAGGCGGAGCAGGACGAAGCCCTTCGCCCGCTTGAGGACACAATCAAGGCCCTTGAAGCGGGGGAGCGTTCCGAACGGTATTCCGCGGACGCGCTCCGCGCTAATTCCGAAGCAGTGCGTTCGGCTAACGCGGCCCTTGCGGAGTTCGAAGCGAAGGCCGCCCGGGGCTACGCGGATTCCGCGACGGGCCGGGACGTGACCCTCACTGTGGAGTTGCCGAACAAGAAGGCGTACACACGCGAAGATGTGGACGTGATTCTTAATGCGTTGAACAACGTTGACGGACTCGCGGTTCGCGTGGAGCGCCTGGAAAAGGGCGAACCCACAACCGGAGAATTGGTTGACCTTATGCGCTACGGCGCGTAACTGAACGGAGAAAACGATGAAGAAAATTGTCTACGTGTCCCCCAAAGGGGTTCGTGTTGACCTCACCCCGGACGAAGGAAATGAAGTGTTCCTTAAACGGGAAGGCGTGGAGGGGCTTGTAGGTTCTTCGGAGTTTTCGACGTTCACAGTTCCCGGCGTTCCCGGCGTGTTGGTGGGGGACGAAACAGTTTCCCCTATCTCCGGTTCCCTCACGCTTTACTACCCCACGGAGGATAAGGCCCGCGCCTTCCTCGCCTTGTGGAGTACGTCTAAGCCGGGGGAGTTGGAGGTCACAACACGCGGGGGTGAAGTTTTGTCGCTTCCTGTCCGGTTGTCTGAATATCCGGAACTCCCGGCGGACAACAGTGACACGGACGGGGAACTCACTATCTCCGTTGCCGCGGACGGTGGGTTGTGGCTTGGGCCGGTTCAAACAGGAACCGGCAAGGTCACAATCACGAACACGGGGGACGCTCCGGTATTCCCTTCGATCCTGTGGAAGGAAGCGTCCCCCGTTGCAATGAACACTGTTCTAAAAACAGAACTCCCGAAGGTGTCTAGTAAACGGCGGGTGTTTCTAGATCCGCTTGAGTCGCTTGTAGTTAAGACAGCACGTGGCGGAACCGACTACGCCACGTGGGATAAGGTTCGCGCCCTCCCGCTCATTTTCGGCGTTCCGAAGGGCGGGGCGGGAACTATCGAAGTTGGCGGGGACGCGGTTGTTGAATATCGACTTGCGTACCTAAACCCGCGGAGGTGAACAGCATGGATTGGAAGGGCTACCGCACCGGCGTGCGTATCTTCGCCGCGGGCTTCGGGCAGTTCGTGGGAATCCTCAATGAGGACGGTTCGCCGGTATGCCAGTTGCCGCCCCCTATCTCCGTCAAGGCGGAGAAAACACGGCACGGTATCGGCACCCTTGAAGCCACGTTCCCGGCTAGGGGTCGCATAGCACCCACTTCGGCGGGCGTAATGGAGTTGATTAGCTCCACCTTCGGCAACCTTGACGAAGAAGGGCGCGTCCCTATTGAGAAGGCTCCGGCGCGCCTGTTGGTGATTGAACGGGCGCGCACCCGCTACGCGTTCATCATTAACCGGATCGAAGCGGACACGGGGCTAGAAGCCCCCACAACTATCACGGTGAAGGGGCTTGACCTTGCGGACTACCTCGCCGCATGGCCCGCCGCGTCCGTTCCTGTGTCTTGGCTTGCGAATACGCTTGAGTCCCGCGACGGGGACGCGGCTGGAAAGTGGGGCGGAGTCCGCTTCGACATGGCCGCTATTGAGCTTGCAACCACGGCGGACGGTTACACCATGACCGGCCCGGCGCAACGCGTGATTCGCAAACTTATTCAGGATTCGTTGGACGCGGTGAATGGCCGTTTTGGGTGGCTGGAAAATCCACACATGGTTGTGGACATGACCCCCACCCAGGAAGAAGGGCCGGAAACGTTTATCCGCGTTGACGATTCGAACTTGTGGGAGACAATCGCGGAACCCGCCGCGAATGCGGGTGTGACTGTGACTGTTTCCTTGTGGTTGCCCGGCGATCCGGCGCTTACGGTTGCCGGCGGCACGAAAACTTTTGACCACGCCGTTCTAGTGGTTCACGCTTACTACTCGCGGGAGGTGTAGCGCATGGCGCTCAAACTTACAGCCCCGGCGGGCAATGTTTCCGTGGTTCGCGGTATTGCTTCCCATGCGTGGGGCCGGTACGCGGTTACATGGCCGGAAGGTCACGAAGCCCCGGAAACTCCGGAGGGCACGGAGCTAGGCTTCGTCGCGAAGCTCGCGGACGTTCCCGGAAGGTTCTCTCGCCGCTTCGTCCGCGTGGACGTTGAAGTTGACGTTCCGAACAGTCGCTCCACCGTTGTTGACGAACTCCAAAACGTTGCGGAGCGAACCGCCGGTGATGTGCTCATTGACCGGAGTATCAACCGCGCCGCGTTAGGCCCGCTGGAACCGTACCGCGACTTCAACCTAGGCGACGTGGTGGAGGTTCAACTATGGGCCGGGAAATACGTCAAGCTCCCAATCACGGGGATTGACGCGGTTACAGATGATTCCCGCGTTGTGGAGTGGAACATTCACGCGGGCGGACAGTTGATTCGCAACCGTCGCGGCCTTGCGGAACGCAACCGCGAAACACTCCGCACTATTGAGCAGGAACGCCGCGAACGTCAAGCGGAAGGGCGGGAGACACGTAGTGTTGCCGCGTCCGCGTCCGTCAAGGCTTCGGCGGCTTCCCGCACGGCTTCGGCGGCGCATGAAGTTGCGGAGCTCGCCGCAACGGACGCTATGCTCGCGAAGGCACAGGCGGAACGCATGGCGGGCGAAGTCGCGGAAGCGAAAAGCAACATTGCCTTAGCAGTTGAAGCCGCGGACCGTGCGGACACAATCAACCGCGAAGTCCGCGAAAAGCTAGATACGGTTGCCCCGAAGCTTGACCAGGTTCAGGAAAAACTCAACACGGTTGACGGCTTCATAGCGGAAGCACGCGAAGCAGCGAACCGTGTTGAGGAACATGTGAGCCGTGCTTCCGGCTTCGCGGATCAGGCCGCGTTGCAGGTATCGGCGGCGCGTGGTCAAGCGGAAGCAGCGGAAGCAGCTAGGAAAGCAGCGGCGGGACTTCGGGACGAAGCGCGCAAGGCAAGCGAACAGGCCGGCGTGTCCCTCGCGTCCTCGCGTAGTGCCGTGGAGGAAGCGAAGGCGGCGGCGCAAACTGCGAAGTCGGAAGCTTCGAAGGCTTCGCAGGCAACAGCCGCGATTGACGGCAAGCTTCGGGAAGCCGCCGGGCATGTGAAGGCCGCGGAAGCCGCCGGGGAAAAGGCCCGCACGGAAGCCGGGCGCGTGTCCGGGTTGGTGACGAATGCGGAAGCGTTCGCCAATCGTGCGGAACAGGCGAACACGGCGGCGCAAGCGAAGGTGAGCGCGGCGGAGTCCGCGGCGGCACAGGCCGGAAAAGCACTTAGCAGCGTGAACGCGAAGGAAAAGATCGTCGCCGGTAAATACGGCGAAGTGCTCACCATGCACGAAGAAGCGTTGCAGGCTTCGGCGGCGGCAGACAGGGCACAGAACGAAGCCCTTCGCATTCAGGGCGAGGTGAACGAAGCCTTGACGGGTGGCCTTCGTGTTGTGGCGGGTGCCGCTTCGCACGCTGCACTCACGGCGCTTTATGCACAGGAAACAGCGGACGCGGCTACACGTTCGGCACAGTCCGCGCTAGAAGCGCAAGCGATTCAGCAATCCGTGAATGAGGACTTGCGGACGGCGGACGAAAAACTTGCGGACGCTGTTGGCAAGGTTGCCGAAGCACAGGAACTGTTGACCACTACGCAGGAACAGCAGCGGGACGTGTTAGCGAAGCACGGCGAAGTGTTAGAAGCACAGGAAGCCGTGAACGCGAATCTTGAAGCGGCGACCACGGCGGCTTCGGACGCGGCGGAAGCCGCTTCGAATGCTTCGCGGGAAGCGAGTAGCGCAGCTTCGGCGGCTTCGCAGGTTGCGACGGACGCTAGTAGCGCGGCGGAAGCAGCGAAAGACGCGGCGGACAATCTTCGCGAAATCACGGAGCTTCACACAACGATTCTGGATCAGCAGACGTTGATTAATGAAGCGCTTGCGGCGGGTGTTCGTGCTTCGGCGGCGGCGGCGGGTTCGGCTGCAATGGTTGGTATGTGGGCCGGGGAGGTGGCGCAGGTTGCTACGCGGACGGCTTCGGACGCTAAGCGGGCTTCGGACGCGGCTACGGAGGTTGCTGGCAAGGCTCAAGCGGTTGCGAATGACGCGGAGCGGGTTGGCAAGAAGGCGGCGGAAGTTGGCAAGAAGGCGGCGGAGGTTGGCAAGCAGGCCAAGGAAATCGCGATGGACAACTGGCGGAGTTTGCTTTATATGCGGTTTATGTCTCCAAAGACAGTGTTCTTGCTTACCTTGGCCGACGGAAAAACAGTTAAGAAAATGCCGTTTAACTATGGTTTGAGCTATGTGGACGTGGCTTATAAAGGCATGACAGGTGTCGATTTTATTTTCCAAGATCACATAGATTATTCCAACGGGAAGCTTTGGTCAGGGTGGGCAGAAATCCGTGTTGAGTACAGCAATTCACGTGATGGATTCCTTCAAACTGTTATCGGCATTAAGGAAGGGAAAGTTGACGTGATGGACGGCACCTACGGAGTTATCGCAACAACTACACGTTTTGCGGACACGGCGGCGATTGATTTTCAAAAGAATTGGCGAACAGTTCAAATCACAGTTCACCCAATTGTGTCCGAAGAAGCCTAGCGACCGACCCGCTAATAAATTGTCTAACCCCTCCTTCGGGAGGGGACAACATGTAGCACATTGGCTAAGTTTTACGGGGCCGTTATGGCTTAGTGGAGCTAGCCGGAAGAACAAGGAACCGTAAATGACTTCCCCCCTTAAACAGTTTCAAGACTCAATGCCGTGGTCAGTAATAATGAAGCCGCGCACGGAAAACACCGCACTAATTGGCGGAACCGAATCAGATGTTTATGTCAACCTCCCCGCGGGTGTAAGCACAGTGGCTATCACATGGAATGGCTCAACAAACCTATCTATTTACCACCGCCCGAACCGCAACGTTCGCCCCGCCGCTGTTAGTTCAATTCCGAACGCAAGTTTCATGCAACCTAAGCGGCAAGTTCTCACACTAGCTTCGGAAGATAGTCGCGGAACGCTTCACTTTGGCACCGTTGCGAATCCGCAAGAGGTCGCGGACGGGAACGTTTTCGCGCTTGTGCAAATCTTCCCCACCCCCATTAAAGAAGCGTAAAAATGAACACATTCAACATGAACGCATGGATCGAAGCCCTTCGTGATATTCCCGAAGGGGAAACGTTCATAAATTGCCACCGTGCAATGGTGAACGAATACGACCGTCGCAAGCGCCTTCCGGAAACACGCGCACAGGCTAACGCCGTCGCGGCGCAATACTACGAAGCGACGGAACCGAAACGAAAAGACGGCGTAGTCATATGGAAAAAGCCCCCCGCCGCCGCCTTCGGATACCCCACCGGATACCACGTAATCCACAAGCGGAAAGAGTGGGAGAACACCGCGCCGGAACCCACCCTTGCGGAACCCGGCGACGATTCCGGAACATGGATTGAAGTCCCGAAGATGGAAGGGGAACCCGTTGAATAAGCCACTCATTCGCGCCGGCGATGTTGACCGAATGACCCGCGACCTAGACCGCATGGACAAAGAGATTGCCGTCCTTAAGGACATGAATCGCGAACTTATGAGCGCGTTATCCTCGCACGGCGAAGCGCTCAAACTCCTAACCCAGAACCAGCGCAACCTAACGGACGGTATTACAGCCGCGCTTGACACCTAGCCCCCCAATCACTGAACACCCCGCACACCACGGGGTGTTTTTTCATGCCCAAAGGAGGGCAATCACTTGAAATACACGCTTGACTGGCACGAACGCTTTACCTTCGGCGGCCCCCGCCCCACCTCCGGAATCTTTGGAATCTGTGTCCACACCACGGAGAACGACGCGGGCACCCCGGCGGAGAACGTCGCGAACTACCAAATCACGTCCGAATCCGGCTCCTACCACGTCCTAGTGGACAGTAGGGGCCGAACGCTCCTTGCGAACACGGACGGGTGGATCGTATGGGCAAGCGGCAACGTGGGAAACAACTGGCTTATCCACATTAGCTTCGTTGCCCGTGCGGCGTGGAAGCGTGAAAAGTGGCTTGAATACCCCAACATGCTCCGCGCAGGCGCAAAAGTCGCGGCGAACCGCTGCAAACTGTACGGAATCCCCCCGGTGAAGCTCACCGCTTCGCAGCTTCGACAGAAGCAAAAGGGCTTCGTTGGGCACCTGGAAACCGGCCAGGCATGGGGCGGAACAGACCACACGGACCCCGGCTCCGGCTTCCCGTGGGACGTGTTCCTCAACATGGTTAAAGAAGAAATGAACCGGGGCGACAACACCCCGCCACCACCCGCCGCGAAGCCGGCACCACAACCGAAAGGATTCACCATGAGCACCGAAGCCCGCCTAATTCTGGATCAACTCGCCGGGCCCGAACAGGAAGGCGGAGTCCCGAAGTTCACGGGTTGGCCCCAGCTAGGCGGCCGCACAGTTGTGGACGCGCTCGCCGCTGTTGGCGAAGCGCTCAAAGTTCCCGGCATGTTCGACCCGCACAATAAGGAGAAGCGCTAATGAACACCAACAAAAATAAGGTTGAGTTGCTGTCAAGCACTCCCGTGCTTCGCGCCGCTATCTATGTGGTGGTGGGGCTTGTAGGAATCGGCGCGCTTATCGCGGGAGCCATTGACGCGGACGGCCTAACTTCCTGGCTGAACCGTGTCCCCGCTATCGCCGCGTCCGTCGCGTCCGTGCTCGCCCTTGCGAACCTCCATTCCCCCGTTGCGGCCTTCGCCGGAACCACGCAGCCCGAACCGGAGCCGGAGCCGGAGGGCAACACCCCGCCGGCACTATCTCCTATGGAGGAATACCGGGCCCGGCTCATGGACGCTCACGCGGACACAACCGAAGGCGCGTGATTCCATTGCCGTCCGTGTCCCGAATCGCTCACGCGGGCCTTGCCCTATGGTGCCTATTGACCGGGCTTGCCTACCTTCCCCCGTTCGGCGCGATCCCCTCAACGCTAGGAGTTGTGGAGCGCCTAACCGGGGGAACGTATTTTGGGACGGCCTGGATTCTCGCCGCCACCGCACTGTTCGCCGGACAGTGGTTCTACAAACCTAGGCAAGTGGGGTTAGCCCTAGCCATGTCACTCACACTCCTTCTTGCCGGCGGCTACGCGGTTGCGTGGCAGATTGAGGATCAAGCCCGGGCGTGGGTGTCCGTGAAGAACTACGTGATGATTGCCGCGGCGATTCTCATTGTTGCCACCTACGGAGAACGGAGAATGCCAGGTGCCGCTAAGTGACTCCGTAATTGTTGGAATCGTGTCCGCCATTGGCGGCTTTTTCGTCGCCATGCTGAACCGCCGCTCAAGCATTGAAGGCGAGTCAACGAAGCGCCTTGAGATGATTCTCAACACACAGCAGGGAACACTAGACCGGTACGCGCAAACGATTCATAGCCTTGAGGAAGATATGAATAAGCTTCGGCGGGAGTGGGCCGCGGAACGCGAAGAACACCACAACACCCGCCGTAAATATGAGGAACTCAAGCTTTATAACGTGTACGCCGCCGCGGAGGTGGCTCGCGTGGCTTCGTTTTTGTTGGAGCATGGCCTTCAATGGCCGCCGCCGGAGTTCAAGACTTTTGATACTTGGAAGGAAAATCTTCCGCGTGATAGCCCCCCTGTGTAGGGAAGTGCCCCCGCTAGCCGTTGTGGTTAGCGGGGGCAATTTTTTTTATTTTCGTCCAGGGTGTTCTTTTCGCCATGCGATAACCTCGTCCGCCCACCACACTTTGCCGACATGGAAGTCACCGGCGGGGGCGGGGTAGGAACCGCGGGCGGAGCCGGAAGCCCAACCGGGGCGAGTGATGTTGCAGTGGTCGGCGCACTGTTGTGCGGTCCACAGTTCCCGCCCGGTAATGCGGTCGGTGATTTTCGGGTCAATGCTCATTGGGAACCTGCCTTGTTGTTGACGTAGATCCGGACGAAGGGGGCCGCCCAACTGATTGCCCAACCAGCGAATAGGGTGATGATGATTGGGGTGGGCCATTTTTGGCCTAGGGCGATAACCGCGGCCATGCTTAGGGTTACTTGTGCCCCTAGTGCGATTCGATTGAAGTTCATGGTGTGGTGTTCCTTTGGTTGGTAGAGTTAGGGGGGTTCCCCCTGGCTAGTTGGGATAGCCAGGGGGTTCCTTTATTCATTGTCTGGTTTTTTCTTGGTTAATTTGTGGGTTAACCAGATTCCTAGGACGTTGAATAATCCGGTGATGATGGCTCCGATTATGGTGTCCATTTTGTTCACCTCCTTTCCCCTGTTTAGTTGTTTTGTGTTGTGGTGGTTATTTCATGTTTTCTCCTTTCGTTCATAACCCTAGTATACATTGCGTGACACCGATTAGGCAAATGTGTAGGGGTGATGGGGGTGGCAAGTGCGCAAAACTACCCCCGCCCCCAATCCCAAAAAGCGGGGCCACCCGCCACCCCCTCCGCAAAGGCTCGCTAAAGGCTCGCAAAGAAGTAGCAACCAGTAGTAACCAGTAGTGACGAAAATGCCCCAAAGCACCCATTCCCGCACCTCAACCGCACAAAACCGCAGGTCAAGGCGCTAGGGCAAAACCCCAAAAGACTAGTTCAAGTCTCCCCAGGCGCACAACAAAAGCCCCTAGTATCACTCTTTAGAGTGGTGCTAGGGGCTAGTTTTTTATTTTCGTCCGGGGTGTTCTTTCCGCCATGCGATAACTTCGTCCGCCCACCACACTTTGCCGACATGGAAGTCGCCGGCGGGGGCGGGGTAGGAACCGCGGGCGGAGCCGGAAGCCCAACCGGGGCGGGTGATGTTGCAGTGGTCGGCGCACTGTTGTGCGGTCCACAGTTCCCGCCCGGTGATGCGGTCGGTGATTTTCGGGTCAATCAT